TTACCGGACAAAATCAAGAGCTTAGGGCTCGACGCAGCGGGCCTGCGCAAGATATTCGACAAGCCGGTTGAAGAGCTTGCCGAGAAACCGCGCGAACTTTTGCGTCTGACGTGCGACCGGATTAAGAACGGTCGCGACCGGTGCCTGCGTTACTACAAAATCTGGGCTGCGGTCGATTTGGCGTTTGACGCGCCCTTTCACCAAACAACCCCAACCATCATCCGGCACGTACTGTCCCGGTGCAAAACCGAGGAGGACGTTCTGCGCGAGGTAAAGGGTTGGGGGCTTAACAAGCAGGATTTCATCGTCGAAACGGAGGGGCCTGACGGCAAGAAACGGTACGAGCTTAACCCGAAGTTGTTCCATGAAGTGCTCGTGCCGATTGTGCGCGCCTATCTGAAGATTCGGTTGGCGAAGATTTTCAACGAACGCAACAAATCGCCCCTGTTCGAGTTCGAGCCAGCAGTTTACACGCCAGAGAACCGCGTACGGGGCGAGGTGCTCACACAGATTTGCGACGTTATAGCGCGCCAGTTTGGTTACACGTCTGTGCTGCGCCAGATGATATTCCAGTGCCTGATGTACTCGGTGTCAATTATGTTCCCGCTTGAGGCTTGGTACACTGAGGACACGCAACGCGGCGACGAATCCATCGTTGAAAAGCAGGGTATCCGCTACGTTCAACCGCATGTGACGCGGTTGATTTATGATTTGGCGCACCCAGCCTATACGCTGAACACAGATACCGGCTGCGAATACGCCGGGTACTGGTCTGTTTGGCGTTGGGGCGATGTTGCAAGAAACAAAGATTTCTGGAACATCGACCGCGTGCCGTACGGTCACAACCTGAAATCGAACGACGAATGGGCTGCGTATTTTTCAGAGGTTTATCCGTGCACACTTGAGTTTCCCGTGGCCGCAAGGGCCGCCGTTGACAACGTCACCGGCTTACCAGACCGCGCGCGCGAACGGGAAATGCTCGTATACAACGAAAACGATAACGACAAGGCCGTTTGCGTCACCGTCCTGTTCCAGAAACTCGTGCCGTCGGAGTGGGGTTTGGGCGATTACGATAAGCCGCTCTGGTTCAGGTTCATTATCGGCGCGGACGAATCCGTTCTACACGTCGAGGCGTTCCCCTACCGCCCAATCGTTTACGCGGCCTACGACGCCGATACATGCCGCGCGTCAGATGCGTCGCTTGCTCTGGAAATTGTTCCGTTCCAAGACATGTTCGCGAATCTGGTTACACAGATGCTCCTCACAATCAAGCGTAACCTGACGAACATCGTGTTCTACGACGAGAACACCATCGACAAGGACGCCATAGAAAAGCTCAAAATCCACACGCATTGGCAGTACCAGTGCGTTAACCTAATCGGGTTCGACTCCTTCAAGGACAGGATTTCGCAAAGGAACGATACCCGCGCCGCGATTCACGAGGTCAAATTCCAGTACAGCGACGTGACTCAAATCATGTCCGCGTTTTCGTCCCTTATGGCGCTGCTGGAAAGGCTTCTCAACTTCAGTGCACAGGAGCTTGGCAGTCAGGCGACGCACCAGCAATCGCGCGGCGAAATCGAGTTCATCCGCGAGCAGGTCGGGCACAGGATACAGTTAACCGCGTCGTTTATCGACGAAGCCATTGACGCTTGGAAACGGCAGTTATACGAAGCCATAATCTGCTTTTTCCAAGGCGAGTTTGCGGTTGAAATCTCAGCCGACATACCCGATGCGGAAAAGGCCATTGAATCGCTCGGTCTGGAAATTGTCGGGCGCAGACCTGACGGCTCGAAAATCAGCGTTAAGGGCAACAAGATGAAGTTCGGCGTATTCGAGGCGATTGCGACGGCATTAAACGGCCCGTTGACGCGGCGCGACGAACAATCGGCCAAGGCGATACTTATGGCGCTGCAAGCCGTTGGCCAGAACCCGCTCTTGGCGCAGCGGATTGACCCGCAATCGCTCGCGCAACTGCTCGAATACTCTGCTCGGTTGCTCGGCGCAGACCGCAATTTCAGAATCAAACTATCGGATTCGACTGGCCCGGCAGGTCAGGGCGCCCAGCAGTCCGAACAGATTATGGGCGCGCTACAGCAGGTGGTGCAGAAGGTCGGCCAAGAACTTCAACAGATTAACGCCGCCAACGTCCAGCAAGACCAGAAGATTGAAGTCTTGCGTAGCGTGCTCGAAAAAATTGTCACAGCGCTTCAGTCCGCAACTCAATCGACCGCAGACGTTGGGTTGGCAGGGCCGCAAGCCGAGCCGCCTATCCCGATGATGGCCGGCTCCGGGCCCGTCCCGACGCAAGTCCCGCCACCTGCGCCGCCGACGCCACCTGTTGTAGCCGCCCCGCAACTGCTGCCGCAGCCGGGCGCTCCCAACAGCGCGCTTTAACAACGGCGCGTGAAGCGTCGCGTATTGACACGCCCGATTCCGGCGCGCACATTGCCACACCGATATGGCGTTGCCCACATTTTTCAGCTTGAGGGAAGACAAAATCCCTATACCAGACGCCGAGCAGTTTAGGCATTGGCTCGAATCGCAGCACTTCAACACGCTTCTGCGCGTGTTGAACTCGATGGCGCTCAAGGCGGATGCCACGGCCATATCGAGGATGGTCGAGGCCAAGCTGGCCGGGTTGGACTGTTCAGACGATGAAACCCAAAAGCTGCTACAGGATAGCTGCACGATTCGGCAGTGTATAAATATGTTGCGCGCGGTTCGTGACGCGAAAGATTTTACAATAACGGTTGCGCTGGGCCCGACTGTGGACTAAATAAATCGCCGAAAGGATTAAGCGTATGCCAAAGAAATCACCAATAACATCGCGAAGTACTGCTCCCGAATCCGCTACAACCGCGCAGCAAGCGACCGCATCAGCGCCGGGTTTCGTAGTTATTGACCGTGGCGCGCCCGTCGAAACTGGCGAGCCAATTATCGGGATTGGCGCTCAGGCGCAAGGCAACGAGTCCGAAGAAGGCGGTCAAGGACAAACCCAAGGCCAAGGCCAAAGCCAAGGCGCCAGCAAAAGCGACGAGGCCGCGCAGAAGGACGCGAAAGGTGCGGCGGCAAAGTCCGCCGAACCGGGTAAACTCGCGGCATCGTATTTCGCGCAGAAGTTCTTGGGCAAAGGCGCCACGGAATCGGACAAGCCGCCCAAGGAAGAATCGGTTGAATCGGACGAGGACAAAACCGCGCAAACCGCCGAATCCGACGAGTCCGATAAAAACGAACGACGCGCGCGTCGTCGGCGTGGACTCCAGAAGGAAGACATCAAGGAAGTGGCCAAGGCTGTTGCGAGCACTGTAGCCGAAGCGGTCTCGAAAAACATGCCGCACCAGCCGCCCGTGCAGCCTCCGGTGCCTCCGCCGCCGCCCCTGCCAGAGCCGGAGAACGTTATTAAGGTTGGCGATGACATATACCAATTGTCCAACGAGGACTTGGAGCGGCTCGACGTGCTCCGGTATCTGGAGCGCACTCATTCCGAAAAATACGCGGATATTTCCAAGCGCTACATGGATTCCATCCGGAAAGCGCTCGAATACCGCGCCCGATGGGAGAAGGAAAATCCGGGTGAAGAATTTAATCCGGCTGACCACGAGGAAGCCCTTGCGGCGTTCGAGGTTGACTACGACGAAGACGATTACGTCTCTGCGTTGGCCTCGATGCGGGCAGAAAGGATTGCCGAGGAACGCATTCGCGCAGTTGAACAGGAACAGCGGATGCGTCAGGCGCTCGCAGACGCTGCGCGCGCTCAAGGCGAAGCTGTCGCCGCGTTGTTCAAGGAACTCGGGGGAGAATTTGCTGAAGTAGCCAAGAGCGGTCAGGTCGACCCAGACACGGCGCGCAAACTCGCTGAGGAAGACCCAGCCGGAGACGTTGCAATGCGGGCCGCATCCAGATTAGCAGCGGCAGTAAACGAATTGGAATTGCTCTCGCGAGGCGCAAGGCAGTTCGACCCGAGCAACGAAATCCACAAGGGATTGGCCCAGTTGATTGATGAACAGGAGAAATACATCGAATCGTTGCCGTCCGAAAAACAAATCGTGGATGGGAAAAAGTTTGTGCGCGCAAGCTTGTATGCAGTGTTGCCCGAAGAACAACGAGCCAACTTCTGGCGACTAACAACCAACGATGTCCGCAACATCATCATCAACCAATTCGCGCACATCACAAAAAACGAGATGCAAAAACTCGAAGAAAAGCTCACCAAAATCGCGCAAAAGAAAGGCTGGCTCAAATCCAATGCCGGAGAACAACGGCAATATACGAAGCCCGAGCCGATGCCCACGCATCCTGCATTGCGTCAGGAAAGACCCGTCACAGCCCCGACGGTCTCGCCAATTCCTGCACCAGTCGGCGCCAGCGGGCCGACCACGCCGCCCTCTGCAAAAGATTCGTTTGCAGCGCGTTTTATCGGTTGACTTGACTTTCTAAGGCCATAAGTTCTTCGCAGAAAAAGGAGGACTTATGGCTCTGAACACGACTGACGTTTTTAAAAGGTGCGTCCCAGCGATTGGGACGAACATCAGCGAGTGCGGCACGATTACGCTGTGCAGCGCTATCAAACCCGCTACGCTCGATGAAATTGAGACGTTATACAAGGACCCTAACGGCAAGCTGCGCATTGCCGAAGCTCTGTTCATGACGCAGCTTGAGGGGCGCGCGTGCGGGGTTAAACAGCACACCTTCCGCGATTTCATTCTCGCGAACGTTCGCGACATCCGCAAAAACATCCAGCTTGACGAGCAGACCCGGACGCTGGTGCGGATTCGCCCGTTCGTCCTGCTCCGTCGCAAGGCGATTATCAACAACAACCACTGGAAGGCTACCAACGGCGTAGACGCCGGGAGCGGGCGTTGGTCGGTGCGCGTTTCCTCGACCACAGGGATTCCGGCCAGCACGCGCAGTTTCCCGGTTGGGATGCGGGTTTACATTGAGAGCCCGACGACTGGTGGCTCGAAACAGTTCTGGCAAGGCGTTGTTTACGATTACGGCACGCCGGGCAGCGACTACATCACGCTGATTTTGACGCCGCAAAACGCCGGTTCGTATTTCGGCAGCGTGTCGAATCCAACCTCGGGCTTGCTCCGGCGCGGCACGGTCAACGTTGCAAAGAGCGAATCGTTCTGCGACGATGAGCCGGCCTACCTTAACAAAAACTTCATCCCGTACTGGCTGGAGCATACGCGCTACACGCTGTGCACCAGCGACGAGTACCAGCAGTTCAGGCGTTTGATTCTCGAAAACAACCCGTACTTTGCCGAGTTTGTTGACCTGCCCGAAGTTGAGGAGAACCGGCAACGGACTGAGGCGTTTTGGAACAACTGGTTTAATAACCTGCTGTTCAGCCGCCCGATTTCGGCCAACCAGACCCTCACCGGCTATACGCAATTGCCCGAGATTCAGAACTTCGCCAGCCCATCGAACCTTGGGTTCGGCGCCGGGCGTTGCGCCGGGTACAAGGCGAACAACGTCGGTTGGCTTGAGCAATTGAAGGCCTGCGGGCGAGTTGTTGACCTGCAGGGCGCAGACCTGAACCTTTGGAAGCTGACCAACACGCTCTACAAGATTCTGCGCGTGCGCGCGAGCGTGGGGAGCGCGGCCTCGACCAGCTTCGACGTGTTCACCGACGCCGTGACCGCCGAGCTTATCGACCGCGCGTTCATGGTTCTTTACAAGGAAGTCACGTCCGACATGCTTCGGATGAACTTGGACGTGAAACAGGGCAAGAACGCGAGTTTCGGGTTCAATTACACGAGCTACACGCTCCGTGGTCGGTGTTCTGGCGCGACGCTGAACGTCATCCACGACTATGCGTTCGACGACCTGTTGGGCGAGTGGAACACGCTTGGCGCGGCCAATCAAGGCCGTTGGCTGTGGGTGCCGGATTTGACCGACATGTATGCCGGTATCGTCGAGACGAACCGGATTACCACGACTTCCGGTAAACTTCAGGACTTGGCCAAGATTGACCCGGCGTTCCAATGCGTCGAGGAAACGGTTACGCGGACGGTTACGCTTAACGGCGTGACCTACACGTCGATTATCGAATGTCCCGAGTCGCACCTGTTGCTTTACAACTTCTCGGGCAACATTCCGACCACGACCTACGACGACAGCGATTACACGCCGACCACGCCGAACGTTTAATCCGGGCTTTCGCGCTGGGGGTTAACGTGGGGAACGCGATGGAATGGGCCGGGCCTAAAAAGCCCGGCCCGTTTGGCTTCACGGTGTTGCGCTGGTATCAGACCGGTGATAAGGTTGGCCTGACTACGTTAACCACATAACAACGAAAGGAGAAGGGCGTATGGCCGATACTGGTACGAGCAACGTTTCTGGAGAGGAAACCGTTTGTTTCCGCAAGGAAATCATCGTGAACCGCATCGTGCACGACGGTAAACCGATTGATTTCGAGCCGACCGCCGACGGGCACGGCGTGCTTTGTTTGCCGTCCAACGACTGGCGCGTCCCGGTTCTTCAATCGCTCTCGGACAGGCGCATTTTGGGCGTCTACAGGATAAGCAAGGAAGCCGCCGACGAGCTTAAAAAAAAAGCACTAGAGACGCCATCGCAGCCAGAATCGCGTCATCCGCAACTGGTAATCTTCAATCGCGGGGAAACGATGCAACAGTTATTCGGATTGGGCCGGAAAACGTCCGGCGCACCGGCGGTTGCCTCCCGTGCGGCGCCCGCCGAGCCGGTTAAAACCAGCCCCGCGCCCGGCCCGAGCAACGAACCTGCCAAACCGGACGCCGATGCCGTGCCGAGGCTCGCCACCGCAAAGGCGTCCGAGATTGAGGCATTGGCGGCGAGCGCCGGTGCAAAGGGCGGTTGACCAAGCCAGCTTGAGGAAAAATGACATTTGCAGAGGCACGCGACGCGATTCTTGCAACGCTCTACCCGGAGGGCGCGGCTGAGAACCTTCTGGACAGGATAGGGCTCGGCAACCGCGTCGTGCGCGGCCCATACTCGCGTTACATGGAGGAAGCGCTTTCCGAGCTTCAACTCCACGTGCCCTGCCTCCGCGTTAACAACCGTATAGTCTACACCAACTGCACACGCTACTTCCGCTGCGGCGCAACCGTTGTCCCAGCCCCGGACGGCATTATAACGGCCGTTTATACAGTCGAGAAGAAGAACAAATCCGCCAACCCGGATACGTTGTCTGAGTTGGATTGGTGTAATCCTGTTTATTACGAGCAGGTCAATTATCACCGGTTGGTGCGGTATTTCGACCGTTACAAGACGTGCGCGTTTACGGGTGTTGGGGCTGCGTTGGGCGCGTTGTGTTCGAGCGGGTTGGGGTTGGCGCACAAGTATATTTATCCCGAGCCGAACGACGCCGAGCAACAGTCCAAGGCCCCGTTACCGATGGGGTTCAGGTATCCGACGGCTGACGCGGACGCGGTTGGGCGCTCACCGTTCGGGTATTGGGCGTTGCACGGCGGTCTGATTTACATCGTGCCTTGGGTGCAGACGACCGAGGCCGTCTTTATCGAGTTCGACGGCATAAAGCGGTTTTGGAACGACTCAGATACCCTTCACGAACACCCGATGGTTTTGAACGCGCTGCGCGCTTATGTCGGCATGATGGTCGCAATGAACCACGAGCCGGATAGCGGGCGATACAACGCCTTCAAGACCCAATACTACGGCCTACCATCCGCAGGCATTCCGGGCGCTTTACCTACGTTGGTTTACGAGTGTTCGCAACGGACGAGGTTGCGCGGCATATATGGCGAAGGCACGCTCGCGTCCGCTTCCGGGGCGAGCGTTGCTGGCGCATTGCCTATTGTCGAAGGTTCGTATGCTGGTTCGGCGACCGTTGGCAGTGGCAGCGGCGGCGGTGTTGGTGGAGGCGGCACCGGCGGGACGGGCGGGGCAGGTGGTGCAGCCGGCGGCGGCGCCGGCGGCGTTAACGTCTTCTACAACGACCGGCGAACAGCCACGGCGACGTGCCCCGATGGCAAGACGGGCGCACCTGCCGTTGGCGTGGTTGAGGCGGGTGAGGTGCAGAGCACCATTTCGACCGACGACGCCAACGCGCGCGCGGACAGCCTTGCGCTGCAACGCGCCCAAGCCCAATTGCAATGCCAAGACGCCCCGACCGAATACGCGAACGACGAGGTGTCTTACACCGCAAATTGCGTCAAATCCGATGGTGCACCAGACCCGGTCGGCGCGCCGGTCACAATTGTTATCGACGCGGGCACATTCAAATCGACCGTGTCCAAGGAAGACGCCAACGCCGCTGCATACGCGCACGCCGAACAGGTTGCTTGGTCGACGCTGCGTTGCGCTTACAAGAACCGGGCGAAATCCTTCAGTGTCACGTGCTCAGACTCGTCAACGTGCGTCGGGAACGTTGACGAGGGAGAGATGTCTTACGTTGTCGAGAACAGCGGCAAGGCCCAGCACGAATCCGCCCAAGCAGCAGCGGATTCGCTAGCGCAAAACACCGCACAAAGCCGCGCGAACGAATGCTGCGCCGCGCGCAATGCGCCGCCGGGCGGTCCCGGTGGCGGTGGAGGCTCGGGCTCGCTCGTCGAGAAAAACTCCGAAATTGTGGAATCGTCGTACTTCGTCGCTAAGGTCGACAGTGGATATTTGTATTGCACCCGCTACAATGGCGTGGGCCTTGCTGGCTACAACACCTATGTTTTGCATAAAATCACTATCAAGGTTCGCGTACCGGCTGGCGAGTTCAGCGCCGCAACCAAAGGTGCGGCGGACGCTCTGGCCAGAAACGCTGCGCTCGACTTTTTGAATTCCAACGAAGTTAAAAGCTTAAACACCGCGAAGGACGGTGCTGTGTACTGCTATGGGGGTATATATACTTGCGATATGGAATACGAGATTAGGCCGAGCCAGAATCGGGTGTGGCGGAAGTACAACTCTTGCCCCCCTCCGCCTAAATGCGGTGCTGGAAGTTGGAGTACATCGTGTAGTTGCCCGGACGGTGCCGGCTTCGTTCAATGCCGTTAACGGGATGGATTTATGCCAACACAAAGCGCGACAACAATCCTTCCGCAGCCTGTAGTCGCTCCGTGCCCGGCGCCGCCGGTTGACCCCTGCTCGAACCCGGAATATGCTCGGTCCCATCCATCGCAATGCGGCGCGCGTTACGTTATCCGTCCCGAAACGGTTGTGCTCTGCCCCGGAAACACACAGGTCTTTTCTGTCTTTTACGTTCAGGCGGGCATTGAAATGCCCGTGTCCGCGACATTCGAGTCCAGCGATAACAGTATTGTCCAGATTGTTCCGGCGAACGGGAACGCCACCGCCGTTGGGCGCGGCAATGTGACGATTAAGGCGCGCCCGACAGGTGCGCCGTCCGCCGAGTTGACAGCGAGCGTACAGGTCACAGGCGGCGATTGTTGCAACGGAATGCCGGTCTGGATTTTCTTTGCGGTCGATGCGTCCAAATCGATGTTGGACAGTCCGTTTGGCGGAGCGTATCGCACGCGGTTCGACCGCGCGCTGGCTTCAATAAAAGAACAGGCGCGCGATTTCCTGCTGCCACACCACAAAATCTTCGCCGACATTTGGTTGTTCGACGAGGCGGCAACGCAAGCGGCTACAGGTTTGGAAACGCCCGAAGCGGTTGCGGCTGCTGTTGATACCATCGCCGCGCAACCGCGCGAACGGAAACGCACGAGCTTCAATTCGCTCATTACGATAGCCCAAGAAGCCGCCAAGAAACTTTCTTGGTCGAACTGGCCGTCGCAGAACATGCCGCCGAACTGGCAACCGACAGGCAGACCGACCGTTGTGGTTATCGTTTACACGGACGGCGAAGACACGCTCCTCAACGCATCGGAGAAGAGCGCCTTACAATCGCAGTTGGGCGCGATACGGTCGCAGGGCGTGCACTTTATCGTAATGGGGTTGCGTGCCAATGCCGGATTCGAGTTTTCGCGCAGTTTGGCCTCCAACGGCGCATTTACGAATGCGTATCCCGGACGCGACGGAGACCCAGACGCGGACATAACGTATTACCGCGATTTGATATGCGCGTCCAACTGCATGGATTCGGAGGAAGGTTACAGGCCTGTCCCAGCCCTGAACTACGTCACGTTCCGGGAATGGGAAGTCCGCAGCGGTATATTCGACCTGTACGGTCGCGGGTTGGTAGACCCGTTGCCGCACTCTGCACAGGGGCCATACGGGGAAGGTGTATATGTCCATTTCTCCCCAGTAACGCAGGACGGCGCCGTCTTGCGTTCGTTGAATGCGATAGCATACAAAGCTGGCGACACGTACACGGTCAAGTTTTACGCTGCCGGAAACCAGCGATTGGGCGTCAATCAGGGGTTGGGCGTGCGCGTAATAGACGAGCTTGGTGTCGAACGCGCGGCGCGTGTGTTCGCGTTCGGTTGGGACTCGAAACCGCGCGAGTACAGTTTCAATTTCGTTCCCGACGCGGACTTCAACGGTAAGATTGAATTTTACGTTGCCGGAACGGTTGGGACGCTGTTCGGCCCGTTGTTGTATTGGGTGTCAATCCTCCGTTCGACAGGCGGTGGGACACCGTCTCAGATTTTCCGTTCGGATTTGACGATGGAAAATGTGCGGTTCGTCCAGCGCGGTTGCGGCGCGGCGAACAGCGTCATGCCGTTACCGGCGCCTTGGCCGCCGAGGGCTGCCCCCGGCCAAATACCGACCCTGCCGAACGGCTCGACGGCGCCGCCGTTGCCAGAGGAAGAACACCGCATTTACGCCGCGTCGTTTGTGACGGACGAGGGCGAAACCGAACTCGTCGTCATGCACTGCGATTCGGACGAGCCGCGTGCCGGTCTGGACTGCACCGGATGCAGGGTTTGCGACGTAAACGGCGGCCACTACAAATACGTCGTTATAACGCACGTCGGGCAACCGGCTGTTGTCACCGTCAAGTTGCCAGATGACGATGTGAAACGCGCCCGAATCCGGAAGGTGCGTATCTGGCGCGCTCCGCCCGGAATCCTTTTCTACAACGTATATCCTTGGGCCGACAGGGACATTTTCTGGGTTCTGACCGAAATCAACGGGCCGTTTACGGGCAGTCAGGTTGTCCATTACGACTACGTTCACGACGACCGGTTTGAGGACGTTGCGTTCCCAACAACTCCAGCGTTGAAGAATACAACGGGGCGCATGCTCGATTACTACGGTTACAGCTATTTCAGCGCTGACCCGTGTTGCGATTACGAGTTTGCGACTGTCATGCTCCCGACAGGCCAATCCGGCACACCAACCGACTGTTACGTCGTGGCGCTGCGCCCGGACGGCTCGCCGTTCCTGCCTTATCGGTTCATGCGAACATCTGAATGGTTTGGGTTCCCGGACACATGGGTACCGGTTGACGAGAACACAGGTCAACCAATGCCGATTGCGAATGCGCCTTGGATTATTCAGTTGGACGAAAGCGGTTGGGGGCTCGGCCATAAAGCGTGGATTTTGTTCCGTAACCCACCCCAAAGCATCGGCATATGCGTGGACGGGTATATCCTCGATTGCGAGAACGATTCGTGCATAGTCCACAGTTGCGGCGCATTGAACACGGAATTCCCGGTGCCAACCGGCATTTACCACGCAACACCCATTGCAACGAAAGGCCCGTGTAACGGCATCGATGGAACAGTTCAAGTTGTTCCGTTTAATCCGGTTGGCTATTCGCTTTATCACTTCGTTACGCTCAAAGATTTGTGCCCGGATTGCCCAGCCGACCCACCGCCGTCGCCTGTTCCGGACCCGCAAGCGTTACCGGACATCGAGGCCGGTTCCGGCCCTCCGCAAACCGTGTATTACGGCACAGCTACGGCCTGTAAAACATGCGACGAAGGGCTCGGCTCGACCGGTTACGCGCTTACGAACGACGCGCAAATTGATTTGCGTTTCGAGGCCGGGAACATCGCTGCGGACATTGTCCAAAGCGGCGGCGACCGTTACCTGCGCGTTGTGCTCCAGTGGCAGGCAAGCCTTAGCCAGCCTCATCCTAGTGGCACGGGGACACTGCCGGTCTGGGTTAAATCTGTCGAACTTGTGTCCGACGGCGACGCGGCGCAAATTGTGCCCGGGCCGCACGAGCCGCTTGACAGGCTTGTGCTGCGCGACTTGGACATATCCATCTCGCAAAAACCGTTGCCCGACGCCAACGACCCGAGCTCGACGTGGGATAAAATCACCGGACTCAACGAATCAACATTTCTGTTGGTATCGCAAACGACCGGAACAGGCGGTAAACGCGCGGCTGTTGTTGGCAGTTACGTCCCCAGCGATGGTTCGACGCTTGCGCCCAAGACGACATTCGACGCCGCATACAAAATATGCAGGACGCTCACAATCAAATCGGTTGCAACACTAAAATTGCATCCGACAGAATGTCGCAAGGCAGAAGGTGTCGAGGACAGTGCGCTTATCTGGCTAACGCCGGGTTGCAGTTTTGGCGGGATAGATTTCAGCCGCGTAAGATTCCGAGTCAACTATCAGGTCTACAACTCGCCTACAGCGCGGTTGTGCGAGACGGCCCAAGCAACCAGCCCGGTGTCACAAGCCGACGCTGTTAACAAGGCGACACAAGCCGCTCAAGGCTCGCTTGCGACCAAGCTTGCGCCGCGTTGCCACCGCATCTACACATCAACACAGGAGTATACGGCATTTTGTGACAGCAGCATGGTCGGCGACCCGGTTACGAAATCTGCCACAGGTTACAGCCTTGTTTCATTTCAAGACGCAGTGAACGACGCGAAAACGCTGGCCAGAGCATTGGCCGAATCGGAATTGCGATGTTACGGAGAGGTTAAAGTTGGCGAATTTACCGGAAACCTGAACGACGCTGATGTGTACGACGGCGCGTTCAGCTTGCGCCCGGACAATTACCCGCTCATCATACCTTGGCCAAACGCAGGAAGGGTTTCCAGCCTGACGCTTACGTTGAAGCTAGAACGTATGGCTTACTTGCCGTTCCTGTACGTTACACTTGTGTCTCCCGACGGCAAGAACGCGTGCGCGTTAATGTCGGGTGTTGGTTTGGACAATTCGTACATTTCTGGCAAGTTCCTGACGTTTTCGGATAGCGCGGCTGATTACGCGCCGCGCCCGGGCTGCGGAGCGTCCTTCCCGTTCACTGGCAGCTACAAGCCGACCCCGGGCAAGACCGGCGATTGGTGCGCTGGCCTCGTGTTCGATGCGGTTCGACACGACCCGCACGACAGCAACGTTTCAATCCAGAAAAAAGAGGTTACACTTTTCGGAGCGTTCTACGGTGTGCAGGCGCGCGGCCCTTGGAGGTTGTACGCCAAGTTCATCGGTCAATATGAACCGACAGCGTACGGCACGCCGAAGATTACGTTCTACAGCATCAACATCACAACGTCCTAACCCAACCGGAGGCTGGTATGACCAAAGGAAAATGGATACAAAACGCGGTTAAGAACAAGGGCGCACTTCACAAGGCGCTTGGCGCGCCTACGGGCAAGCCGATACCAATGTCGCTGCTCAAAGAGGCCGCCAAGAAAGCCGGTAAGACCGGTAGGCGCGCCAGACTCGCGCTTACGCTGCGCCGTTTGCGTAGGCTGAGCTAAAAACAAAGCCGAACCGCGTACGCGCATATGGCAACAGGTGGTGTGCCGATTTTTGTGGCGCCGTTAACAGCTCCGCTGGACGCGCGTTCTGCGCCGACCGCGCTAAAACCGAACGTTTTCGTTTGGAAACAGAACCTTTCTGTCAGCACCAGCGGCAACCTGATGCGTTGCAGGGGTTATCTGCGACCTTACGAGATTGTGAACGGCATACGCGGCGAATCCGATTTCTACGCCAAGCAAAAGGATAACCCGGAGCCGATTACGTTCCTTTACAGCGCTGTTCGCGACAACGGACAAACCAAACTGTTGCTGGGCACACGCTCGCGCCTTGCCCTTCTCAACGAATCAGACGGACAATGGAGAATTCTCGGCAGCAACTTCGGTTCGAGCGCAAACCCCGAACGCAAAACCACACCACGCTTCCGCGCCGCAACGTTGCACGACAGAGTCCTGTTAACCAACAATTACGATTCGTTGCTCGTCTACAACATTACGACGGATTCCCTGACGGCGTTGTCGGGTGCGCCGTTTACGCGCGCGGCGTTCTTCTATGCTTGGCGCGGTTTCATGTTCGCGTTTAACACGACCGAGGATGGGAAGGTTTATTCGTACAGGGTGCGCTGGTCTGACCTGAACAACCCAACAATATGGTCGCGCGGCGGTTCGAGCCTAGCGGATTTTCAGGACTTGGATTACGGCGAAGAAATTCTGAACGTGGCCGAGTTGGGCGGGTACCTGCACGTGTTCACGGACAAATCCATCTACCGATGCGCCCTCAGGTTCGATTCTTCAATCGGCGCCGTCTTGTTCGAGGCGCAGAAGGTTTACACTGAGCCGACGAGCAAGCTTCGGTGTCTGCGGTATCCAAACACTTTGGTTTCAGACGGCTTCACCGCTTATTATTTGGGCGACGACGACATTTACACGTATTCACCGAATCATACCGTGCCCGAATCTCCGGAATGGTTGCACGGCGCGAGCGAGATTATTTTTCGGATACACCGCATAGACCAAGGGGCGGTGTTGTCGCCCGTGGCGGCGTTTTGTTTGAACGTTGGCGACCCGAGCCTGCAAATGTCGAACGAAATTCACATTTCGTGGCCCACAACACAATACCTATCCGACGACAGGCCTGCCGTGCAGACTCAGGAAGGCGTCGCGATTTGGCCAACGAGCGGCCTCAACAACCACACGCTGGTGCTCAACCTGACGGCGAAGACTGCCGATTACAGGGATTACGGGATGTCTGCCTATGTGAATTGGACGCCGTCACCGTCTAACGCAATCGGCCCGGCGCGTCCGTTGTTCATCGGGGCGTCTACGAAAGATTTCGGGCTGAAACGGCTGGTCGATTCGTACGTTCGCCTGCATTACGACGAGAACGGCAACAAGCGGCATGACCAGTACGAATCCATCTTGCGCGGTGAACTACCGTTGGCTGACCGCACAGGCGAAACGCGCATTGTGGGGTTCTCGGTTTACGTTGAGCCGGAAGACCCGACCGACCCGGGCGAGGTCACGTTGCGCATCGGCGTGTCGGCGCATCCGTACGACCCGAACGCCAAGGTGACCGGTTCGGAGCTTGCGGGTTATCCCAAGACAAGCAATTGCGGTGTGGTATGGCACACGTTCAGCCCACGGCGCATCGCGTGTCAGGAAAAAATTGCGCCAGCCGACATGCCGAAGCTCGGAGTGCGCCAATCGCCGGTTGCGAAATTGCATTGGCGTTTTTCGTTGAAAGGCCGGTACGTTTATTACGAGCTTGTGTTTAACGGTTCTTGCGGCGGATTCAACATTCACGCCATTGAAGCCTACGCGCTTTCGGATTGAGATTCGCAATAGAAACGCAGTTTGGGTTTGCAAAACGTCAAACGAACAATGCCCGTCGGCCCGTTGCGGTTCTTCGCCAAATCTGCCCGAACAGGTACGATACCGTCTTCGCTGAACTCGTCCTCGACCTTCGGCGCGTACAACAAAATCACTTGGTCTGCGTCCTGTTCGATTGCGCCGGACTCGCGTAGGTCGGACAGTGTCGGACGCCGTTCTTTCCGTTCCGGCTCGCGGTTCAGTTGCGAGACGAGCAGGACTGGCGTGTTCAGTTGTAACGCGGTTTTTTTAATCGCGCGCGATATTTCGGCAACCTCGCGTTCGCGGTTCTCGTTCCGGCGCGCGCGGTCGCAATGCACCAGTTGCATGTAATCGACGGCGAACAGGCGCACGCCGCGTGTCGCTTGAAGGTCTATCATGCGCGAACACAACTGGGTAATCGTAAGTCCGGCGGTGTCGTCTATCCAAAACTGTAGCGGGTTCAGCCTGCTATACGCGCCGTCAATCTCTTCCTTTTTGGGTGGCAACGTCAAAAGCTGCGTCCGCAAGAGCCGGGCTGCGACTTCGGTAGCCGTCATTTCCAGCGTGAAATACGCGACCGGCACTGACTGAAGTGCCGCCTGCAACAGAATTTGTGAGGCAAGCGCGCTTTTGCCGATGGACGGGCGCGCCGCAATAACCGTAACGGCACCGCCCTTGAACCCCCGCGTTAGCCTATCCAAATCGCTTAAACCGCTTGGGATACCTGTTATGTGCTTTGCCGACCCGTCGTACAAATCGCGCGCACCCTCGACGAGCACGTCGGACAATTTTTTCGCCCTGTTTTTCGGCGAGCATGTTTCCAGAACAATGCGCCGTAACGATTCGATGGCGTTCTCGTAGGAGCCGCCGTTGGTTTCGAGTGCGTTTTTCGCTTCGGTGACAACCCGGTGCAAAAGCCGTTTCCGAGCGGCAACCGTTACTTCCTCGACGTACGTCGGCCAGTTCTGCGCCGACGGCACGAGTTTTTCGGCTTCGGCAACGAACGCGCTAAAGGCAGCCACGTCGACGCCGTGCTCGGCCTTCAAACGCTCGGCAACGGTCACGTAGTCGGCGGGTTTCCCCGCGAGCAACAGGTCGCGCGACGCTATTAACGTGTAACGCGCAATCGGGTTGTAAACTTCGTCGAACCCGTCGCTAAGAGCGTCGATTGTGCCTTGCAGCGCGTTTCTGTCGGTCAGGCAACAATAGGCGAGCGCAGTCTCGGATACTGATGTCTCGTCCTTTACAGGCAATGCGTTTGCGTTCGGATACATGGAGTTCTCCTTTCTTCTTTTTCTTCAAACCGGCTATACGGCGAATGATTTCTTCGCGTTCAGCCAAAAGTTCCTTGTACTCGCGTTTCTGTTCGGGCGTAGGCTTGTCGATGGCACACAACGATTCCGGGTTGGCCGGATGCCCACTTAACAGGTGCTCGACCGCCTTCAGCCTAACGGTCAAGGGCGCGTCCTCGTCCGTGTGCGACCCAACACGCGCGCGGTCAAGCGTTTCGTTCCAACGTTCCAGCAGCGATTTGATGTTCGACGGAAACCGACTCGCCCTCGCGCGGAACGCCTTTATCTCATCGAACTCGGCAAGCGCGTGCTCGCGACGAGCGACTTCGATAAGGCGATGCTCCTCGAGCGATTGCCAAAGCGCGTCCGGATGGCGCTTGTACATCTCGCAAAGACCGGCTCTCAATGCCGACAAACGTTGTCCGAGTGTCGAGCCGGCAACGGTAGCGGCGGCACCTGCCAAACGCGCCGCGTCCTCGTTTGAAAGGGATTGGTACGCCACGAAATTGACAATGCGCCAGCCGCCGTTAGCGCGCAGTATCCGTGCGCCGTTCTCGGCACGGCACCGTGACCCGATATGCTCGCGCGACAACGATTCCAACGCCCGACGCACACGGTCAACCGGCAACGAAATCCTGTCGGCCAACTTCTCAACCGGCATCTCAACCATGCCGTCAGAGTCGGCCAAAAGAATCATGCAGACAAACACGTAAAACTCCAAGGGCTGCCCACGAAACGAATCCAACATCTCAGTGCTAATTTTGCGTATCATTGCTGGTCTCCGTTAACGTTAACGTTCGAGGTGTTCCGCGATTTCTCGATTTCAGCCGCTGAGCGTAGCGAAGCGGCAAAATTGTGTTGGCAACAAGGCGTTGCTTGGGATGGCAAGCCGTCTCTTGCCAAGCCGATTGAGGTAAACCATCACCCTAGAAGTATCTGCAAAATCTTGCGAAAAATACCCCTCCCCCCACCCTTTTCGCGATTTTTGAGCTTTTAAGCGCCAAAACGGCTCATTTTTTATTCGTAAACCGTTGGAAATCAACGAGGGCGCCGACCAGCGTAAAAAATGTGATGTCAAAAACTTGGACGAATATAAGTGTACTAGCTTGCAAATACACCTCACGGATTTTAATAGTCCTATTGCAAATAGATTCGCGGTACAGCGGAAATAAGGCTTGGTGGGTCCAAAGGCGTACAGAGAGTCAGGGACCGTTCTAAACCCCCATCCCCAAACCCCTTCCCCCTTTTTCCAAGTCGAAACAGCATTTTGCTCGCTGTGTTTAACCCGCGTACAGGAATGGCCCGTAAACGCTCTAAAATCGTTTATAGCGCGTTTTTCCATGCGGAAAGGGTAGAGATAGCGGACGGCCTCCAAAAACGCGCTATAAGTCAAATGCGCGCGTTTGCGGGGCATTCTGGGGGCTGCGGTTTTTGGGTGGTGGAAAATGGGTTGGGGGCGCGCTGCGTTGGGGTGGACAGCGAACCGGATGCGGGGCCGGTGCTGTTGCGTTTGTGCGCGCACGGTTGGCGCGCACGTGTTCGGGCTCGTGCTGTAGTCTGTTGCGTGGTCGGGCTGTTTACTCCGCCTGCATTCTGTGCTCCCGAACGACCCGCGTCGAGCGGCGCGAGTCAAACGCGCGCGCGCGCCCCCAAATTTGTATTTGACCTTCTGCATTGCCAGCCGAGCTTGAGCCGCCTTTTTGGTACCGCGGCAAACCGTAATCAAGGCAAAGCAACGACCGACCCGACCCCAAGCCGGGCCTTGTTGGGCGCGTTTTTAATACGGGTGCGAAAGTTTGTCAAGCCCTTTGTTTTTGGAACCGGAAACCGCTTGCCGCTACGCCGAAAGAGTGTAATTTCGCGTGTAAAGGAGGCAGGAAAGGAGGTAATCGCATGGCGTCTCCGGACGAAATCGCTCGACTTGCGCGTGCAGGCCTGAACGGATTGGGCGCGGAATGGCATCCTGCGCCACGAATTGAACTGGACGAACTGCCGCATCGCCTTCGGAAAATCGCGCCCGAATTGGATTTGTGGCGGCAGAAGCAGAACCAGAAACTCAAAGCTTGGAACGATAGCGCGAACAACACAATCTCTAATCTCGCGAGGAAAATAAGGGGCTAATTATGGGCATGGAGTGGACAATACCGGGTTGGGCCTTGGAACAATCGGGCTCAAGTCTAAATGGTGGCGACTGGGAAATTCTCACTCGCGGAAAGCCTTCCCCCATACCGCGGTACGGCATTTACAAGTACGCCGCTGCGCCTCCGGGGCTGTCGGCACAAGAAGCGCAAAAATTCGCGCAGCACGTGAGTGATGCAATTGAGTTCGTATATAGGCCATATAGCAGCGGCGGAAGCCCGACAACGGGAGCAATAGGAGAAGCCGCCGATAACGCGGTGAATGCGTACATGGCGTCCGAGTATCCGTGGGCGCGAGCCCGTTCGCTCGGCGGCATATCCGACAGGGGGGTAATCAACGACGCCAAGAATTACCGCAAATACTTCAAGCAGGCTGCACAGGAGATGCTAGCGACCGGCAAACTCGAGTTTTACCAACAGCGTGTGCCAACGGACGTATTCCTTCAGTTCAGCGAGATATTCAACAAAGCATTGACCAGACCCGACAGGCTGACAGACCCTGAAATCGGCGTCCTACTCGGTGCTGGGTTTGACCCTTGGGGCGTTGCGGAACGCGCTGCCGAACAGGAGAAAATTATGCAGGCCATGTTGCCGCCGCCGCCTGCCCTGCAACCGCCACCGCCTCCGCCGAAGAACAGCCCGAGCCAACTGCGCGGTGCCGCACCGGCCCCAGCGCAGCCCGCAAGCGCCGACGCGCTTCTAGCGGCTTTGCTCGGAGGCGCTGGCGGCGCGCCCGGCTTTTCGTATGCTCCGCCGCCGCCTTCAGCGCCCGTCGCCAGCCCAGTGCCGGGCGTTGCTGCCGGGTTTGACCCGCGCACGTTCGGTCGCCAAATAGTAGGAGACCAGCGCTTGATGGTGGCTGGCATGTTAAGGCCAGCCGATGCTGCCGCGAAGCAAAACCGCGTTCCAACAGCGCCGGTGCCGCCCCAGAACGCTATGTTCGGCGCGCTCTCGCCATCTTCATGATGTATCTGATGTAATCGAGCTCATATGCAAATATCAGAACAACTAAAGAACGAAATGCGCGACCACATCGCTGTGCCCAACCATCACGGAAACGCATCCGAAACCGCGTTGCGGCTGCGACGGCAACAAATTGAGCGGGCAAAAGCCGATGCCGCAGATTACGCCATGCGCCGGGCAAATCCGGAAAACGCTGCTGGTTCTTTGCCCGCGTCGGTTGGCGGCGCTGGTTTGGCGCGGCGCTACGCCGCAACATTCCCTGCGTTGCAATTGGCGAACGACTCCTCCTTGAAACTCGAAAATCAGATTAACAAAATCACACTGACAACAGCGCAACAGCGCGCCGACGCGCTCCGTCGCTTGTGTGAATCGCAGGGCGCCCTCGTGGAAGCCAAATCGAACCTGACACTGCTGATGCAACAATCGCAACCAGCCAACCAGCAGGGTTCAACGCAATTCTTCGGCGCGCCGGCGTCCCAACAAAAGTCGGTGCTCGGCTTGACAACGGGCGTGGTGGCGACTGACGCAACCGAATTGCGTTGGCGGAAGACAGTTAATCCGGATTCGTCGGATTGGTTTGGGCCGGGCCAGATGGGTGGGGTCCTGAGCCGTACGTCAAAATGTGTGTGCCATAATACCGGGTACTCCTGACTATGATTGGTTGAAGAAACGGTGGGATGAAGGTGGTCTCGTGATATGATGATGATAGGAGTTTAGGACGATATGGATACACCGAAAATATACGAGTTTCTGGCTAGGCCGGACGTTAAATCGGCAATGATTAACGACCCGGATTACTATGCCAAGGTGTTGAAGTGGATACAAACGGTTGTAGCGGTAAAGGAAGCCGTAGGCCAGCCGTACGAACGTGAGCTGTCTGCGTTACAGGCATTGCAATCTGTGTTTTACACCCCGATGTCGAACGTCTCGACGAAATCTGCCAACTACCAGTTTGAAAATGCGAGAATGCAGCAGGACTGGGCAAAGTTCATAATCAGCGCTAACCTTGAGGCGCAACGAATCGCTGCCGGTCAGGGCGGTGGCGGTGGCGGTGGCGGTGGCGGCGGCGGCAGCAGCTACCAGCCTATGCCAACAACCCCGTTGCCGCCGAACCCTAAAACCGGACGGAGCGAAGGCTCCGCGCCGCTCGACCAGATTGACCCGCAAAGGTACCTGTCGAACCCCGACGTGCAAAACGCCTACGCAAATAAGCCCGGGTTCGCTCAATCCGTGCGCGATTGGCTTGGGACGGTGGCGCAAACAGTCGAACGCGCGGGTGGTGCGGCGACGCCTGTAAGGCAGGCTATCACCGCTTTGTCGCAACCAATTGTCGGGCAGTACAGTAACGAGCAGGAGAGGCAGCAGCTAATCCGGCAAAACCTCGGCTACGCTTCCTCCTTGTTCGCTCCGTTGCCGGGCCAATCGTCTGCACAAGCTGGTGTGCCGCCGCCGATGCGGGGAACGCTCGGAATCGGCCCGCAAAATGAATTAAACTCGGTTTATTTCAACACAGCCGTACGCGCTGCGAGCGCCGGGCAACCTATTCCCACGGACATTATGGGTAAGCTAAATAAGCAGCAGACAGACTACGTTAACGCGCTCTTGCGGATGTCGCAAAGCCAAAACCGTTCGCAAGCGCAATCTCTGCATGACAGCATTTACGTGCTGAACAAGTTGCTCGGCTCGAGAAAGGCGCTTGAAATGCAATATTTGGAATACGCTACAAAAGCCAGCTCGGCGACAGAAGCCGGTGAGCGCAAAGCTGCGGCAGAACAAGCGGCGCTGGTAAAGCTGCAATTGGACAACGTTAATCAAACAATTGGAATGGTCTCATCAACCATCCCAAGAGATTTCTTACAACCTGTTATGATGAAGCAACCAGAGGGCGATGTGCTGTTGTTTCGATTAACCCCGCGCGCGATGGAGTGGCTCAACACGCCGGAGCCGAACCCTCAACCACCGCAGCAGCAACCGCCGCAGCAGCAACCACCGCAACAAAAACAACAGCAACCGCAAGGCAGCGCTTTCTGGCCGAGCATCTGGCCCACAAACCAGCCGACAATCTGGCAGCCGAATTTCCCGTGGGCTAGCTTCGGTTGATACTTGGTGGCCAAACGTTTAGCTTTCCCCTAGCAAAAACTAGCAAAAAATGGCGAACTGGTGGGAGACCAACACAAACCAAAGCTGGACGAGCCTAGGCGGGGGCGGTTCAAGCGGCGGCGCATCACTTGGCGACTGGATATATTCAGCCTCGCAACCCAGCCCGATGAGCGCGTCGCAGCCTGAAACGTTTTGGGACAGCTACGGCGCGGTTTCCCCGCTCGCCTTCGCGCAATCCACAAACTATTCCAACTCGCTCGGCGGTCTTAGTTTTGCGCCACCGTCGTCCGGCGGGTTGAACACGCAGACTGCGGGCCAACCCCTTTTTTCGCTCAACGAAGACATACCCTCGAATGCGTTCCAATACCTTTTCGGCTCCGATTTTCGGCCGAGCTACAGCTTCCAGTCGAACGACTGGAGGCAGGCCGCCCCTTCGGCTGAAAGCGGGACTTCGAGTTTGGCTTCGTGGCTCGGATACGCCCCTGACGCTTTTAGTCTCATTACCGGCTCAAGCTCGTCGCGGTTGGGTGGCCTGTCCCCGTCTTTGGCTGCGCCAGCAACGAGTGGCTCGGCTTCCGTTGGCGGCGCGGATGCTGGTGGCGGCACGGCTGCCGGTGGCGGCGCACAGTTAACCGCGCCTTGGCTTCCGGAAGGGCAATTGAGCACCACAGTTCGTCCCGGCTTTTTTGGCGCACTCACCAAAGGGTTGACCGAAGACGACTGGACTAGCTGGCTTCCGTTTGTAGGGCAGGGCGTCAAATTTTACGAAACCGCAGATATTGCGCTTGCGGCGCAGCGCGTGAACGCGGCATTGGAGGCTGGGCTTGAGCCTGACCAAGCCGACCTGCAGAAGCTCTACGATTACAAGGCGAAGCTGGACGCAATGGGGTTGCCTGCGGGCGCAACGGGTTGGGAAAAGGCTGGATACACGGTTGGCAGCATAATCCACACTATGGTGCCGTTCGCGTTGGAGTTCTTGGCAACCGGCGGTATCTATTCAGCGGGCGCCCGCGTCGGTCGCGCGGCTGTAGAGCGTGGTTTGTCAGCACTGACGAGAGAGGGCGTCGAGCAACTGTTGCAGCGCGTTGCGGCACGCGGCGCAGCGGCAACGCTCGGCGAACGCGCCGCAGCCGCAGCAATACGCGGAGCCGAATGGACGGGCGGCGCCGTCACGGGAACATTAACCGCGTTGCCGTTCCGCTGGTTCGGTCATGGCGGCTCGGAGTTTCTACAGAGGACTACGCCCTTCCCGGACATCGAGGAAATTGACGGACGGCTTCAAGCCGCGTTGTCAAACGTTCCTGCTGAGCCGTGGTTCCAAGCCGCCTTGAAAGCTGGCGGCAAGGGTTTTGCCGAGACATTCAGCGAAGTTCTCGGTGAACCAATTGAGGCCGGGCTCGCTTCGCTCGTGAAAACTGGCGCGAAGGCGCTGCCGCAAGATTTGCAGGACGGGTTCAAAGCAATGCTCGTGAACCGTTACCTTCTGAAGAACCCGGAAAGCACCTTGGACGACGCGCTTCGGGCGTTGCGTCAGCGCGCGCAGTTCCACGGGCCGTTAATCGAAGAGGCGGAGGAAATTGCCTCCGACCAGATTCAGAGCCTGTTTGGCATACGAGACCCGAACGATAAACGCGACTGGATACAGGTTGCGTCCGAGACGGCTACATTCAGTCTTTTCCCGATGCTCGGCGCCGGGATACGGCGTGCCGTTTCGACTTGGAATAATATCAAGCCCGAAGCCCGGATGGCTCAACTTCTGGGCGATGAATCCCAGCTTAGCAAAGGCATGACGTTGACCGGCGAGGAGCGTATCCGCGAGTTCCTCCAGATGGGCGGTCAACTGCTTCCGGAAGAGGTTAATGCGGTGCGCGGTCTTCGGAGTTGGCTCGTGAACTCGGGAGCGGAACTGCGCGACGGCGTCTGGCAATTCCCGAATCTCGCTACGCTCGTGCACGAGGGGATTACACCCGACCCAACCGCGCTCGTTAACCGGATGTTGCGCTTGGAACAGTTGGCCCCGCGTGTTCCATCGAGCGCAGCCAACGACCTGCGGTCTGCGCTGCAACAGACGCAGCAATCGCTTGTTAACGTAATGCGGCCCGGAACGAGCGTTGTCGTGACGCGCGCGGAAGGCAACAACGGCATCGCCGAAATTTACAACATCGCCCTGAACAAAGACGGCAAACTTGTGGCGACGAGTTTCGACGCGGACGGCAACCCGGTCGAATACGATGTCACCGCCGCCCCGAACGAATCTAACAGTTTTATTGGGCGCCTAGCGCGATTGAAGGCGTCGAACCCCACGGTGACTATCAGGGCTGGCTTGCTAGAAATGTTCAAAAACGCGCTCCCGCTGGGCCCCCTGCCTGCTCCGGATGCCGAGGCGCAAGAAATCGAACGCGCGGCAAGCAAGGCATCTGCAATCCTCGACATGTTGCGAATGGGGTACACGGTCCCAGCGCCTGTAGGCGACCCGTCTGTGCTCTCGCTCGTGCTAACGTCGCCGAATGTCCAATACGACCGGCCAACAAACACGTTACGGCTCAAGGCTGCGCCGTCAGCGCACGTCGACAGCGCGCTCTCGACGCCGTTGGACGAAAAAGACTCGGACGCAGTTAGTTTTTGGCAGAGGGAAATCGAGCAAGGCCGTCCAGCCAAGGTCAGCGAAGTTGGGTTGGCGCGCGCGTTTGCGCTGCTGCGAAGGAACAACAACTGGGGCGCTTACACGGACGCGAACGGCGACGTTGTAATAGGCCCGCTGCCCAAGAACGCCGAGCGCGTCAACTTCAGCGCTGCGCCGTGGGACGCCGCAGAAACACGCTTGGCCGATGAGGCGCTCGCCAAGCTTTATCTCGGTGAAGAAATCAAGGTCGACGATATAGGGCCCAGAATCGCGGCATACCTCGTGCGTAACAATGCCGAAATCGTTTACGACCGGGCCAAAAACGTTATACGGCGCGTGCCACGAGGCGGGAATCCGACTATAAACCTTCCTAACACGCAACTGACGGTTGATTACACGCCAATCAACGCGCCTGACGCGCGCATATTTCTCGGGGCGCTTCACCTCGACGTGTCCAATGTGCCGAAGCGCGTCGACCTGTCGAGTGGCGTCGTGCCAGCAATCCTGCTTGTCCGGGACGACAACGGTCAGGTTCGGTATGCGTCCGAAGATTGGGCGCAATACGCGGGGGCGCTTGTGGCAACCCTACGTGAGTCCGGGTACGACGGCCCCGTTCCAGTCCAGATTGTAAACGAGACGTTGGCTTCCGGGATGCCGACGCTGGAGGGTTACAGTGAGGCGGCGAAGGCGGAAGCCGAAGCGCGCGCGAAAGAAGCCGCGCGCTCGC